TTAGTAAAGGAGCAGTGGGTATATGAGTACGCTGTCGCTCTTTCAAAAATTGTCGTAGGTCGTGTAAGAAGTAAGTTTACAGGAGTATCTTTACTTGGTGGCGGATCTCTAAATTATGACTTGCTACAGGAAGGGCTTACGGAGAAGAAAGAATTGGAGCAGATGCTTCTTACTGGAGCATCTGCAGGATTTGGAGATGCAGCTCCTCCTTTGTTTTTTGTAGGGTAATATAATAAATGAATCTGCAAAAAAATAACAAATACAGGCAGGGCGTGTTTACTCCCGTTAATAAAAGTAAATTTTTAGGGGTTAGTGCTATATACAGATCAGGCCTTGAATTAAAGTTTATGAGATTTTGCGATAGTAATCAAAATGTTATAAAGTGGGGAAGTGAAAATGTAATAATACCTTACATATCTCCGCTTGACGGTAGAGCTCATAAATACTATGTTGATAACTTTGTAATAATAAAAGAGGGTGAGGAGATTAAAAAGTATTTAATAGAAATTAAACCATCAAAACAAACGGTACCGCCTGTAACAAAATATAAAAAGAAAGAGCATTTAATATACGAGCAGTCTATGTATGTAAAAAACCAAGCTAAGTGGCAAGCAGCTACTGAATTTTGTAAGAGAAAAGGATTAGAATTCTTAATACTTACAGAAAAGCACCTAAAGTAATAGATTTTTGTAGTTAAACAATAAATATAAATATGGCATTAAAGCTTAACCTATTAGTGGAGAAACCAGCGTTGGATGATCAATTCGAATACGTTGTAGAGGAGTCAAATAGAAACACCCCTTCAACCTTATTTATTAAAGGACCGTACATGATGGCAGAGGGTGTAAACAAAAATAAAAGACTATATCCTATAGATGAGTTAAGACAAGAGGTTCAAAGATATAACGAGGAAATGGTTATACCGGGGAGAGCTATGGGAGAGCTTAATCACCCTGCATCTGCTGATGTTGATCTTGAAAGAGCCTGTCATATGGTTACAGAACTATATGAAGACAATAATGTCTTTTACGGTAAATCAAAAGTTCTTTCTACTCCTTGTGGTATGATAGTTAGATCTTTAATCAATGATGGTGTTAAGGTAGGTATGTCGTCGAGAGCTTTAGGAACTCTTGAAGAAGGTGCGAGTCACAATGTTGTGAGAAATCTTAAATTGGTAGCAGTAGATTGTGTAGCTGATCCTTCATTTCCAAAGGCTTTTGTAAATGGTATATTAGAGTCTAAACAATGGGTAGTTGCTGAAAACGGCAAATACGAAGAAGTGTATGAAAACTTTGCTAAGTCTATTAGTAAGCTTCCGACTAAGGGAGTTGATGCATTTTTAAGAGAACATATACTAAAATTCATCCGTTCGATATAAATAATAGTATGTCTAAGCAAAAAGCTAAAAAAGATTACGACCGGGATGGTAAGGTTGAATCACCTGTTGAGGAGTTTAAGGGATCAAAAGATAAAGCAATTAAGGCTGCTAAAAAGACCAAGACTAAAAAAATTGTTAAAGAGTCAACTGATATAAAAAACTTTATTACGTCAATTTCCACAAAAAAATATGCACTTGCTCATAAATATTTAAAGCAAGTAATAGAAGATAAGATTAAAGCTAGAATATCTTCTTCACTTAACGAACCACTCTTTTAACTATGAAAGTATCTACACTAATAACTGACGAAGCAAAGAAAGTTTTAACAGAGGAGTCTCTTCAAGCTATTGAAGAAGCTTTTACAAAAAAGCTTGATCTTACTGTTGAATCTGCACTTGCTCAACAAGACGATCTTTATGCAAAGAAGTTAAAGCAGCTTATTTCCGCTATTGATAAGGATCACACAACAAAATTAAAGAGAGTTGTTGAATCTATTGATAAAAATAACACCGGTAAACTAGTTAAGGTGGTTAAAAAATACGAAAAAGAGCTTACTAACGAAGCTAATAGCTTTAAAGAGACTCTCGTTGAGTCTATTTCTAATTACTTAGAAGAATTTATTGAAGAAGCTATTCCTACTGAAGCTATTACTGAGGCTACCAAAAACAGAACAGCTAGAGAAGTTCTCGGTAATCTTCGCAAGGTCCTCGCTATTGATTCAGCATTAATGAGTGAGTCAGTACAAGACGCTGTTGTTGACGGTAAGAAGCAAATCGACGAGCTTTCTAAGAAAGTTCAAGATCTTTCGAAAGAAAATGCTCTCATTAAAGAAAGCTACTACAAGACCAAATCAGCTCTTATTCTCGAATCAAAAACATCTGGTCTCTCAGATAAGAAGAAAGAATATATCAAAAGAGTTCTTGGTGATAAGACACCTAAGTTTATCGAAGAAAACTTCGATTATACACTTAGACTCTTTGATAAGAAAGAGCAAGAAAGAATTAATATCATTAAAGAACAAGCGTTTAATGAAAGAAAAGTAAAAGCTGACGCTCCAGTTATTAGAGAGTCGACACAGCCAAAACAATCACAAGATTCTAACCCTTATATCTTAGAACTTCAAAGATATAAATAAATTTTCACCCTGAACAATGAGGTCTTAGTGACCTGAGTTTTTTTGAAAGGAAATTAAAGCAATATGAAAATTCGTCCGACACAATCATTTGTAGATAGATCAAGAGCAGAAGCACTACTCGAAAAGTGGGCTCCAGTTCTTAACTATTCTTCTGATTCGGTAAAGGAAATTAAAGACGAAAACAGCCGCTTGAATACCGCTATTCTTCTTGAGAACCAAGAGCAATGGTGCGTACAAGAGTCCAGTCAAAGCAGCGCATTCGGTGGTAACTCACAAGGTGGTCAATACAATCCAGGTACTGGTGTTGTAAACTCCGGTGACACCTATGCACCGCAAGACGCTCGTCTTCCTAAGATCCTTATTCCGATGATCCGTCGTACCTTTCCTGAGCTTATCTCCAACGAGATCGTAGGCGTTCAGCCTATGTCCGGTCCAGTTGGTCTTGCTTTCGCTCTTCGCTATCAGTACAATTCAACTGGCTTAGGCCAGGGAGTTGATGGTACCTCATACGCCTCAGGTGCAACTGTTGGTGGTCCAGGTAATCCTATTGGTGCAGGTAGTACCAATTATAATGGTAATACAGAGCTTGGCTACCAATTCCTCGACACACGTTTCACTGGTTCGTCTTCACAAAGACTTTCCGGTTCAACTGCTGCAGGATGGACATTCGCACAACAAGATCAGGGCGTTGCTCAGATCTTATCAGCGTTTGAAATCACTGGAAACATCCCACAAGTAGAGGTTAAGTTTGAGAAGACCGCTGTTGAAGCTGGTACTCGCAGACTTGGCGCTCGCTGGTCCGTTGAATTAGAGCAAGACCTTAAGAACATGAACGGTATCGATATCGATGCTGAGATCACAAACGCTATGTCGTATGAGATCCAAGCAGAAATCGACCGTGAAATGATCGTAAGAATGATCCAGTCCGCACTTAACGGTGGTCCAGGCGCTGGTTACTCATTCTGGTCCCCTGCTTCTGCAGACGGCAGATGGCTCGTTGAGAGAAACAGAGACTTCTATCAAAAGCTTATCATTGAAGCAAACAGAATCGCAGTTCGTAACAGACGCGGTGCTGCTAACTTCATCGTTGCTACACCACGTGTTTGCGCGATCCTTGAGATGCTCCCTGAATTCCAGTGGGTACCTGTACAAGGTGACGTTTCAACACAACCAGTTGGTGTTGCTAAGGTAGGCTCCGTTGGTGGAAGATTCTCGGTATATCGTGATACCCGTACAGAAGTACAAAATACTGGTGTTTATGGAAGTGGTCTTGGCTACTCCGGCGGCACATCTGGTATTGAGTACGCTCTCCTTGGTTACAAGGGTTCAGAGTTCTACGACACAGGTATCATCTACTGCCCTTACATTCCTATCATGGTACAGAGAACAATTGGTCCGAACGACTTCGCACCACGCGTAGGCTTGCTTACACGTTATGGTGTCGTTGATAACATCTTCGGTGCCAACCTCTACTACCACGTTGTTATTGTTCAGGGATTAGGTACCGCGTTCTCGCCAGCAGCTCAGAACGTCTATTTTTGATAGATAGTTCCGCTAGGTACAACTAAACTTTAAATGGCGGGGGCCGAAGACCTCGCCATTTTTTTATATAAAAAGATATGGAGATGAATAAATAATAATATGCCAGTCATTAGTTTCAACAATCAGGTTCTCTCAGCATTCGGTACACCACCATTAAATTTGAGCTGGTCTCTTTCCAGCACAGGTCAATTTAAGACAGTCGAACTTCTCACCACCGGTACAACAGCCTCAAAAGCAGTCCGTGGAGTAGCCTTTAATACACTTCTTTCATCAGCAGTATCTCCAGCATCTGGTACTGGTTCGTTTGCCACTCTTTCAGCATTTGCTGGTACAACATTTAGAGTTGATAGAGCATACAACGGCAAGACAATGGCTGTTATTTTTACAGATGAGTCATCATCACTATTCACAGTTGTTACAGGTACTGCACTACAGACTCTTACAGCAAACGGATTTGATACATCGTTTCCACAGATTCAAAAGGAAGTATATCTAGGTTATCGTTAATACTTCTTCTTCATAAACTAAGAGAGCCGATCGAAGATCGGCTCTTTTTTTATTATAGTGTCGTAATAGCTTCTTCTTCACTATCAAACCAATACCATCCATCTACTGGATATTCATATTGATCTTTATCTACATACTCTATTACTAGCTCTTGCTGCTCATTAACAACCTCTTTAACAAAGGTAGAGTTGTTTTTATTAAATAAAATTTCAAATTTACCAGTTTGTAAAACAAACGGCGCTGTAAATTCTTTACCTTCCATTACTAAAGGAATATCTACAACAGGCGCTCCTTTATACTCGGAAACTTTTTCCGCTATAAACTTTTTCCCGTTTATCTCAAACTCAAAAACATCGAAAAAGATCTCTTGAAAATCTTCAACAGTTAGGATGTTTAGGTTTGAGCTAGTAAAGGTAGGTACTACCTTTTCGCTAAACAGTCTCATCGTGTATATTTATACCAATGAAGGTATATTACTACTAGTTTTACGATCTAAGCGGGTTACTACTAAAGAACTGCGTTCTATAAAATATCGGACCTGCTCCTGCAGCCTTTGCTGATACTTGATCAGAATTAGTAAGGCCTCTTAAAACTATGCTCTCATTATTATTAAGAAGCATTGCAAAGGGTTCTTGGCTAAATCCATTATCGTAAGCACTTAATAATCCACCAGTTCTATTATAGAGCTCTATCTCAGAACATGGCTGAGAAGATAACTTAGTTAAAGAGGTTCCAGCAATTTGATTAAAAGATCTGCATTGATTGATATTATAATAAGTAGAACCGTTATTTGTAGATGGAACTGGCATACTATTATTTATTCTACAAATAAAAAAACCGCTATCTTTCGATAGCGGTTTTTTTTGTTATGGCAATAAAGATTATTGCTTCGGTGTCTTAGCAAACGGAATATCCGGATCACTAAGAGTATTATGTAGCAATTCTTTACTGGAAGCGCGCTCCGGATTAATATCAATACCGCCTCTTCGAGCATACAAACATCTTACACATAGTTTATCTGGCTTAACCAGATCATACAGTCGCTTATAGATAGTTTCACAAATCTCCTCATGAAAGTGACACTCATCTCTAAATGAAACAATATACTTAAGAAGAGAGATAGGATCAACCGTCTTCTTTCCACTCATGTAAATATAAACGTCGCCCCAGTCTGGCTGACTAGTCACGCGACAGTTTGACTTAAGTAAAGCGCTATGATAATATACCTCTTCAACTTCCGAATCTAAGATCTCGAGAAGTTCGGGAGTTTCATTATAAACACTAAACTCTACACCGTCTACAGGATACACCTCCTCAAGAGTAATAAAAGCCTTACTCTTGTGTTTTTCAATATCATGACCCCATTCACTATATGCATCGCTAACATTAGCCAGAATAACATCATTACTAAATACTTTTACTAGAACATTAGTCTCAAGTAGCTTAGATAGATCTTCAGCAGCGCGCTCTGAAATAGCTTCGCGAACAGTCTGAGCATCAGGTCCTAGCTTAGTCATATTAAACGAATTAAAATAGAGCTTAATTGACTTTGACTCAACAATATATTTGTTAGAGCAAGGATATACGATCTTAGCAATACCAGTTACCGGCATACCATAATCTGTTAGGCCTGATACTTCATATGCATTCCATGTATCATTGCCTACAAAAGGAGGGTTATCATCTTGAATATCGAGATGCGTTCTATTTGATTGTCTTGGCTCACGAACCAAAAGAGATGGATCGTAAGTCGATTTATATTGAGACGTCTGACCGAGGTGTTTGCTAATATTTGAATTATCTAGTTTCTTTTTTGATGCCATAATTTATTTTATATTCTATTGTTAGATCTGCAAGTTTATTATTTAAAGATTCTAGGTGTATAATTGCCCATACCTAGATGCTCAAAAGCGATACCAATCTGATCAATACGCTGTCTTACATCACCTCTAACCCTAAGAAGTTTTCGCTCAGGTATAGTAGTTAGATATTGTTCAAACAATTCAATAATTTCTTCTCTAAATTTTACATTAATACTTCTCTCACCGTCATCTACAACAGGAACATCTTCTGGTGATGTGTAAATGATAAGATCATATTTTTCAATTGTACTATCAAAAACATACCTAGCATGAGAATATGCTCCCATTGATACCTTTTTATTATCACAAAGCCAGTGCGTATATACAAGCCCATCAAGAGAGCATCTATCTAAAATTGCATGCTTCTCTCTCTTTACAAAAGCATTACGTAAATGCTCGCCCATTATCATAGTTTGTGTTAGATCATTACCATCTTCATTAATTGGTAAATCGTATTCACGTTTAACCAGTCTTGTAACTTCCGGAATATAATCCCACTCAGGTATAACCTCTTGCCATACCTTTAACAAAGTACTTTTACCTGTTGATTGTGCTCCAGAAAAACTAATTAGCATACGATATTATACCGTTTATTGTTAAAGAA